AGTTGTCTCTGTACCTGTAGATGATCTAATAATTACTGTTAGATCGCTGTCCTGCAAAATTTTAAATTGATAGGCAAAGTTAGTGGTACTGCCATTACCATTGTGCGAATTTTTAATAATTGTAGTTGATACTGTCATGTTATTTTACCTATATACTATTTGTCTTGTTGTTCAACATTTTTAATAATTTGTAAACCTTTTTGAGCCAAACCAATTCTTGTTTTATAAAGATCATCTATTAAATCTCTTTTTTCTTCTGGTGTAAATAAAGTACCATCATCTTTCATTTTAGCATTATATATAACCTTTATATCTTTTGACACATCTTTCATACCTTTTTCTATCTCTATAACTGCTTTTATATCAAAATTAACTTTTTTTGATTCTTTTAAATACCCTTCTGTATTTCCAATTTTAAGCAAATAATCAACTGTATTCATTACAGTTTTATAATCTTTTGTTCTACTATAAAATTCTTGTATTGATTTAGAATATCCATAAACATCTTTAGCTTGAAATACTCTAATACCCGGTATTTTTGTTAGTGGATCAGAAGGTCTAATTGGGTCATCTATAATACCACCCTTTATTGCTATAGCATTAATAGCATCTTTAGCCATTCTACCAACAGAGCCAAAATAAGAATCATATATATTTTCTACATATATTGGATTTGCAAAATAGTTATCTGCTCCAACCATAATTGCTAAATTTTCTGATAATTCTTTTATAGTTGGATTTGTATACTCTGTTGAATAATAAGAGTTAAGCATATCTTTTGGAGCATCCGCAGGTAGTATTGGAGCTTCTCTAAATATACTATAGTCAAATAAATTTTCTATAAAAGGTCTAGCAAATGTTGGGATTGGGGTATATCCTTTTGCGTGTTCTAATAAAAATTCTTTTGTATATTTCATAAAATCTTGTTTTTCATTTATTCTCAAATAATCTAAAACTTTTTCAGTAAGATTAGAAAAAAAAGTACCTATTTCAAATCCTTTTGGAAAAAAAACTCCTTTGCCATTTACTTTAGTGTAGTATTTATTATTTCTAATGTAATCTGGAAGTTCTTTAAAATCTTGATCAAGCTCTCCATCTTCATCTACAAGAGCATTGTAAGCCATAAAAGTTGGTAATATTACAGTAAGTCCAATCATACTTAAAAATTTTGTAGGTCTATCTCTAAATGCTTCATATCCTTTTACAGCACCTTGTGTTCTAGCATTAAAAAATGGAACACCTTTATTAATTCTTGCACCTACAGTTCCTTTTTTTGCATAATCTAATAAATCTCTTGCTTCAAACCCAGCTCTTTCTAAAGCATCTCTTTCTGATAAACCTTTTTTTTTAGCTACTTTATAAACTTTTTCACTCATAGCAACTCTAGTAGCTTCTTCTGAAATTTCAGTTAAATATCTAAATTGTCCTAATATTGGTGTAGAGTATTCATTTCTCATTACACCTTTATTTAGTATTGCATGAGCATCTGCATCAAACATTGTTCTATCTACTGATCTTAAGGTCGATTGTGCACCACCATTTTTTAAAAATCTTTTATATGCTTCTGTTGCTCTTTTAGGGTCTTTGTAGACAACATGAAATATTCCTTTAATTGAATCTACAATAGGAACCCAACCTATTTTAGACAAAAAAGTTGCGTTCATTGTATCTTTAAAAAAGTTTGGTAAAGCAAAATCTGGAGTTACGATTGCACCTGTTCTTAAAAATCTAGTTGGTGCTGTTAAAAATTTTACTACAAAATTCATACTTGGATTATCCATAACTCTAAAAGCAGTAACTAAATCTTCGCCAACTTCATAAACTTCATATTTACCAGTTTTTGTATTTCTTAAAGAAATAGAATTACCATCTGGATAAACAGCTTCTTGTCTAAATATAGAAAGTTCCTCAACACCTTTGTTTGAAAGTTTGTCTAAAGTTTCTTTATCAAAAAATTTTTCTAATTCTTTTCTTTGAACTGTAATTGGTTTTAAATTACCTTTTTTCTTTTTTATCCAGCTAAGTGCTTCGGGGTCTTTTTTTTGAGCTTCTAAAACAGTATTAATAAAATCATTTTTAGTTTTATTAAGTTCTGTCATTCTAACAATGTAGTCTGTATTTTTAACAATACTTTCTAATGGGTCTATAATTTTTACTTTTGATCCTTTTAATTTTTTAAATGGATTGCTTGATCCTTTAATAAATCCAGATTCTCCGGGTCTAGGTAGTTCTCTAGCCATAGGCATGTAGTTTTTATTAATTTCTCTAAATGCGTTGTAAGATTCTTTAGTTATAAGTCCTCCATCAAAAGCATATTTTAAAACACCATCTTGCAAATAAGTATCTACTTTTTTAGCAGCTTGTTCATAAGTAATCATTTTACCTGTGTCTGGGTCTTTAACTTTTTTGTTAGTATACTTTTTTAAAAATATTTCTGCATTTGGAATATCAACACCAGATTCTTTACCTCTTTTAGCAAGAGTTACTGCGTGTCTGTTTGTTAAATAAGTGCTAAATAAAGCTGTTTCAGTTTTGCTATTTTTTACAAATGGTTTTACAATAGACATAAGAGATGGTCCATTTTCAGCTAATGTTTTAAAATCAAGAGTTCCAAATTCAATAAAGTGTGCTGATCTTCCTTGCATACCTTCTTGCAATCTTAATAGTTCGTATGTGTTTAATTTTTCAATACCTGTTTTAGTTTTAATATTAAGTTCTTTTAATGCTTCTAGTACAGGATATTTTTGATCTATAGCTTTAATTACAAATTTTCTTTTTGTAGTTTTAGCTGATTGTTTTACAGTTTCTGCAATTTGTTCTTTTGTAATTGGCATTTTATTTATTTCAAAAGAAATATTTTCTGCCGCTTTATTTGCAATAGGATCTTCAAATTTTGGTTTTGTTGTAACTTGTATTTCTTCTTTTGGTATTTCTATTTTTTTAGCATCTTTTATTTCATAAGCTCTAACTGTTACATTATCTGATAATAAATCTTCTCTTACTGTTCTGTTTTTTGCAGAATCTAAAGCTACATCTGTAGGTTTTTTTCCATAATCAATAAAAATTTGTTTTGATTTTTTTTCTGCTTTTGCTTTAGGTAATCTAATATTAAATAAACCAAACAATAAAGCAGTAGAAGCAAACTCTCCCATGCTTGGTATTTCTTCGTCTAATATTAAACCTGTTCCTTGATAACCAGTTATTTGAGCTGCAGTTCTTGATATATAATTAGCTGCTAAAGTTTTACCACCGGGTATTTTTAACATTGGTAAGGCAAGAGATGCAGAAAATTTTGCACCTTCTTTAACACCTTCCATTAAAGTTTCTTCTAATAATATTTTCATAACATCAGATGGTTTTCCTTCATCTTGATTTTCTAAAACTTTTAATAAAGTTGCTCTAGTTGTTGTAGGTATCATTGCTCCTGTAAATCCAGCACCTAATTTACCTCCTGGTATACCAACAACAGCACTTCCAGCATAAATAGGAGAATCAACAGCTAGTGTTCCTAATGTTGTAAGAAATTCCTCTGTCCAAGTATAATCTTCTGGTTTTGGCATTTTTAATGCTTCTGGAGTACCTTCTCCTTTTGCGGCTCTTTTACTTAAGTTCCAAAGATTACTTCCAAGTATTTGTTCAGCAATATAATCTCCATCAAATTTTTCTCCTACAACAGTTTCTTTAATATCTTTTTTTAATTCTTTTAACTGATCTGATCTAGTTTGTTCTGTTTGATATGGCATTTCTTCTTCTGATATTATAATACCTCTTCCAGATAAATAATCTTTAGCTACATTTCCAACATAGTCTTTAATAACTTTAGTGTCTGGTTGAAATTTAAACTCATTAGAAATTTCTTGATTAGTAAATCCACCTTTTTGAAGATTTTTAATTTTATCTTGTTTCCATCCTGTAATTTCTTTTTGACTAAAACCACCTTCTTGCAGTAGTGTTTGTTGTTCAAGTAGATTCATATTAATTATTTGGAAAGTTATCAGTTAAAAGTTGATATATTTTTTCTGCAGCATTTTGTCTTTTTCCTAAACTTCCTTCTGCAGGTCTTTCAAATATATCGTGAAATGCTTTAGCTATTTCTTTAACATCTTTAGATTCAAATATTTTTTGTAATTTTTTTCTATTACCTGCTCCAATATCATAACCTATTCCTTCATAAATGTTATCTAATACATAATCTATTTGAGATTCTGCTGAATCTTCTTTATTATTGTTTTTTAAATATTTATTATATTCAGTTCTGTGTCCTTTTCCTTTAGCTTCATCTGTAAATTGAAACAAACCATAACCTTTTCTTTCTTTTGTAGTAATTTCTTCTTCAGTAAAATTAAATTTTTCACCTTCTGCAAACATATTTCCTAAAATAGCAGCACTAGCTTCTGGAGATATTCTTTTAGTTAAATAATTATAAATACTTTTAATATTATTGTTTTCTATATTAACTTCAGAAGCAGCAGCTTGTGAGAAGAAACTAAACTCATTGTCTGTTTCTTCATTTGTTTCTTGATTTAATACACTTCCTTTCATTACATCTTCTGGTTTAATTTTTTTTTTTGTTCTTTGTCCTATAGTACCATCTTCTTTAGTATAAAATTCAGTGGTTCTAGTTATATATTCGTTTGGTGTTTCGTTTTCATTTCTTTTAAAATATGTATTAACTAACTCTGGTTGTTCTTTTTTAGTAGAAATTAAAAGAGCATCTCTTACTTGTGATTTAGTTGGAGCATAATCTAATATATCTTTAGCAATATAATTATCAGATAATGAATCTAATAATTTTGCTACTGGTATATTTTGATTTAATCCTTCAACAAATCTACTATACATATCTTGTCTAAAAGAACTTAATCTATTGTTATAATTATCATCAAAGTATTTAGAACTTGTTGAACCCTCAATTAAAGGAACTACTTTGTCTATAAAATTAAAAAATTTTTTATTGGTTTTATTTAGTTCTGGATTTTGTTGTGATTCAAAAATATTATTAAAAAAATTATCATCATCTAAATTAATAGAACCATCACCAATTCTTTCTGTAATACTTTTAGCTTCAGTTTCACCTGCAAGTGTAAATTTTTCAAAAGAATTTTTTATTTCATTATTTAAAATTTTATTAATAATTTTGTCATTTACTAAATAATTATTGTCTAAACTTATTTCATTATTAATAGCTTTATTGTTTAAAGTTTTTAATTGATTATCATACTCTTCATTACCTGTAGTATATGTCATGCCTATTTCTTTTGGGTCTATTCCAAACACTTTATCAGCTTCAGAACCTTTTAAAGCAGCTACAACTTTCTTTTTAGATTCTAATAATCCACTATTAACTTGAAATTCTACAGCTTTATTTTGAAAAACTGACATTTCTCTTAATTCTTTTTTTAAATCTCGTCTTGCATCTCCTTGGATATTTTTATAATTTTTATTGTCATCCAAAAGAGATAATGCTGCAAAAGCATTATTAGTAGCAATTTTTCTAACCATTTCTGTTTCAACAAGAGATGGTAATTGTGTTCTATATATTTGTAAATCTTCTTTAGAAATTATGTTATCATTAACTAAACCTTGATAATCTGAAACAATAGATTCTGATAAAGTTGAAAAATCAAATGTATTTTCATTTTCTACTGCACTTAATATTTTATTTTGAACTTTATTGGTTACTTGATCAACCCTTGTTTTAACCATGTTAGCTCTAGTTTGTTTTAAAATATTATTAACATAAGCCGGTTTGTTGGATGAAATATTTAATTCAAAGTATTTTTGAATATAGTTATTGTTTGCTTTTGATTTATATTTATCAACTACCTGTTTATAACCTGCATTAAAAAAATTAACTCCTTCTTCTGGTGTAGATTTTAATTTAGATTTTTCTTTTATTTCTAATAGTTCTTGATTAGCATCTGCAATTAATTGTCCACCTTCTACTTTGTTAGATATTTCTTTTTCTTTAACATAAAACTGTGTTACCGCATTAGCCGCTGGTACTAATGCTCCAGCTAAACTGTCTTTAGGTGAAACTTGTATGTTGCTTTTTACAGCTCCAACTTCAGCAGTAGGTGTAATAGTAGATTCAAATGTAGGTATTCTTGGCATTATTGATTCCTTGATCTGTTAGAAGATTTAGATTGTAATCTTAAATTACTTTTACTATTATTTCTTGGGTTTCTATCTTTGTGATCTACATCTCTACCCAATATACTAGAACCAAGTTTTTTTTTCATAATTCTTCTTGCACCATTTCTACCAGCTCTATTTTTCTTTTGCTCTGGTTTAGAATGATAATTTTTATATTCTGATTTGTAATTTCTATTCATTAAACCATACCCATTTGTTTCATTGTCAATAGACTAGAACCTGCTCCAGCTAAATATCCAATAGCTTGTTGTCTACCAGAAGCTCTTGCTAATGATCCTTGGATTCTAGCAAAGTTTGCTTCTTCTAATTTTTTAGCTTCAGCAACTTTACCATTATATTCTATAACATCTCTTTGTAACTCTGCTTGTTCTGCATTTGATTGTAAAATTTTTAATGCAGTACCAGATAATTCTACACCACTTTTTAATATACTAACTTTTGTTGTAGATTGGAACTTTTCAAAACTTTGATTAAATTTTGCAATATTAAATTCTGTTAATTTAGCTTGTGCTGCAGCTTCTTGTTCTGCAATAAGAGCATTTCTATTTCCAACTTTTTGATTAAATTTTCCTATTTCGTTAGCAGAAGATGCTGCTGCTACACTCATTACTGGTCCAATAAAAGGTATTGCTCCACTCATTAAAATATCCTCGCATATCTGTATTGATCTGTGCCATCAAAACCAAACTTTTTCATTAAACCTTCGTTNTCCAAACCTAGCCACTCTGCAAATCTTTGACCTTGNNTAAAATCTTTTCTNATTGCAGTTTGTACTCTTTCTATATTGTGTTGTTTGGCAACTCTAGCAAAATCTTTTTTAATTGCTTTTGCTACACCTAGTGGATGTTTCCACATTTCACTTGATGCTATAACCCAACCTTCTGCAACT